ACCGGAGCAGATGAACCCGGCAGCAGATAGGCCGGTATATGAATTTGCAGCCCCTTACATGGTTTAGGGTGCAGCAGTACAGAAAGCGAGGGAACACAACATGATACAGAAATTAAAAGAAGAAATCACGGCAGCAGCCAACAGAGAATTAAACCGGGCAAATGAGCAATTCCCGTTATTTACATCAAAACATGAGGGCGTGGCGGTTGCCTATGAGGAATTAGAAGAGAGCAAAGAAGCCCTTGAAGAGTTAGAAGCATCCTTTAAGTGCTTATGGGATGATGTGAGAGGGAAAGAAACGCCTTGTTATCTGAAAGAAGAGATAACACCGCTTAAAATCGCAGATTACGCAATTAACCTTGCGTGCGAAGCCGTACAGACGGCCGCTATGCTTATGAAATATGAAATGAGCCTTAACCCGGCAGCAGAAAGAGGGGGCGAATAATGGCAATATACGCAATTGATTTTGATAACACATTGGCTATTACCCGTTTCCCGGAAATTGTAGCCCCAAACAAAAAAATGGTTGCTTTTGCGAAAGCGGTAAAAGCCCAGGGACACCAAATAATATTGTGGACAAGCAGAGCCGGGGCAGACCTGGAAAATGCCGTGGAGTGGTGCAGATTGCAAGGGCTTGTATTTGATGCCGTGAATGAGCCGTTACCGGAGCAGATAAAGCGGTGGGGCAACGATACAAGAAAAATCTATGCGGATTATTACATAGACGATAAGAATATGACAATAGCCCAAGTGGAAAGCACCATGAACCAAATAAAAGAGATTATGGAAGAAATGGCAGAGTAGAAAGCGAGGGAACACAACATGGGACAGTTTAAAGATTATATGGATTTGGACGAACACCCTTTTACGGGATTAAGAAAACTATCAATGCCGTTCAAAGCAAGAATTAAAAACACCGAGTACATAAGAAAGTTTTTTGACGGAACGCCAAACTTTAGCCAGGTGGAAGATGTGACGATTGGAAAGGTTTATGAAATCCATGCGGTAAATGGCTACGGG